AGTGGGGAATCGTGATCAACGTCGGCTGCCATTCGGACGGCAAGGGCGGAGGCGTGAACACCTACTTCGTCAACCACCTGAGCGGGACCGGCGGCAAATGGTGGCCCGAGGACATGCTGAAAGCGAGACCCACATGACCACTGAGACCGAGAAACACATCCCGGCTGCGTATCTGCGCTCCCAAGAGTTCGCCCGTCAGAAGCAGGCGCGGGAGCAAAAGAAACGCGAGCGGCGGCAAGCCCGCCACGAACGAGTCACTCAACGTCTGGCCGCAGTGCTGGGCGAGATAACCAAGGAGGTCCGAATGGACGAACAGCATCCCGAAAGGATCTATCTCAAGGAGGGCCAGCTCGAGAAGTTCTACCAGCTCTCCGAACAGACGCGGCAAGGGAGTCTCGCGGCAACGTACGCTCTCTGGTCGTGGCTGCGTGCTGCTCTGGCGATAGAGCATCCGCAGGTGAAGGAAGGCCGCTGGGCCATCGGTTATGAGGACGACGACGTGATGCGGGCCTACATCGAGCCCTGGCCTGCCGAAGGCATGAAAGAGCTGTCCCGCAAGAAGAACAAGCTGGAGCAGGAGCTCGCCCAGGTCAACGCCCAGCTGCGGCAGCCGACCATCGACGAGCTGAAGGCGAAGCTGCTTACCGTCATGACCCCGGGCGAGACAGTCACGGTAACGAAGGACGCACCGGCGGCCCCCAAGCTGGAGCTCGTTAAGGATGCTCCCGCACCCGAGGGCGAGGACGCACCGGCGCATGTAAACGTGGACCCGGGTGCACCCCCGGAGAAGGGCGAGCCCGAGGGCGCGGCCCCGGCGGCGCAATAGGGATGGCAATGGAGGAATGGCGATCGGTGCGGCTGGGCGTCCTGAATCTGCCCAGCTCGTATGAGGTGAGCAGCCATGGCCGTGTGAGATCAGCTCCGCGGCAAGGCACGCGAGGGGGAATTCTGAAGGCTTTTCTCTGCCCAACTCGAAATGGCGTGTACCTCAAGGTAGATCTACGGCACAACGGCCGTCGATATCCACGGTTTATTCACCGTCTGGTCGCCATTGCCTTCATCCCGAACCCCGAACAAAAGCCAGAAGTCAATCACTTCGACGAGAATACCTTCCACAATCGCGCGGGCAACCTTATGAGGGCGACGCGCGTAGAGCAGGAGGCGCACAAGCGCTTCATGAGGGCAACAGCGTGAGCAGCTCCAAGTTCATCCGCGGCGGCCACGGTCCTCTCGGCACATCCCTATGGTCGGCGCCGACCGGCAAGTCACGCGCATGCAAGCGCTGCGGAGGAGCCATTTTCTGGAAGATCACGCGCAAAGGGAAGTTCATGCCCGTCGATGCCGACGGCCGCCCGCACCCGAAGGACTGCGCCAAGGGGAAAAAGAAGAGCGCCGGCGCTAAACGGACTCCGCCGGCTTCAACTGAAAAATCAGGAGGCCTGTCCGAATCGGGAGGCTGAACATAGAACGAGTCGTCACGAGACAGGAGGCGGTCACTGTGAACGAAACAGTACAGCAGATCTCTCTCGATATGATCCTTCCCAACCCGGACAACCGCCGGGTGGGCGGCTTCGACCCCGTGAAGCTGCAGCAGCTGGCGGACTCCATCCGCGACGTCGGCGTGCAGCAGCCGATCATCGTCCGCGAGGCTCTGATATCGCAGGAGGGCTTGCGCTTCGAGCTGGTGGCGGGAGAGCGCCGCTGGAGGGCCGCGAAGCTCGCCGGCCTGACCGAGATCCCCGCGATCATGCGCGAGCTCGACGACCTGCAGGTCCTCAAGGTCCAGACGATCGAGAACCTGCAGCGGGAAGACGTACACCCCCTGGATGAGGCTGACGGCTTCGCTCGGCTCATCGACAAGGCCGGCTACGAGGTCGAGCAGATCGCCCAGGAGCTCGGGAAGTCGGCCAGCTATGTCTACCAGCGGCTGAAGCTGCGGGATCTGGTGCCGCAGGCGCGGAAGCTGCTCGTGGACGGCACGATCGCCGCTGGGCACGCCATCCTGATCGCAAGGCTGCCTTCCGCACAGCAGGATCGGGTCATCAAACGAGGGCTGTCCGATTTCGTCGGCCGCGTCCAGAGCGTCCACGAACTGGGCGACTGGATCCAGCGGGAGGTCCTTATGGACCTTTCGAAGGCACCCTGGAAGCGCGACGACGCGAACCTACTGCCCGCGGCGGGCCCCTGTACGCTCTGCCCGAAGCGCACCGGATCCCAGCCTGCACTTTTTGCAGACGTCTCCAATGGTTCGAAGAAAGACTACTGCACCGACGGCGCCTGCTTTGCCGCCAAGGGTGCGGCGGTCGTCGAACAGAAGCGAGCAGAGCTCAAGGACAAGCCGCACCTGGAGGTCCTTGGAGACGGCATCGACTATCAGGAGCGCGAGAAGCTGCTCAAGAAGAAGGGCATCCTCGAAAAATACAACGTCCAGATGTGCAAAAAGGGCGACAAGGGTGCCCAACCCGCCCTGGTGGTTGCCGGCGATGGCCAGGGGCGAATCCTCTATGCGAAGCCCGAGAGCCAGCGGTCGACCTACCGCTACCAGCCATCTGCCAAGGAGATCGCAGAGCAGAAACGCAGGAAGGAGCAGGAGAAGCGCGACTCTATCATCAAGCGCGCTCTCTGGGACGCAGTCATGGCGGAGGTGGGCGGCCTGATCAAAGAGGGCGCCTGGAGCGCGGAACTGGATCGCTTCATCGTTCGGCGCTTCTGGGAGCGACTCTGGGACGACGCCCGCGGAGCACTCTGCAAGGCCGAAGGCTGGCCTGTCCCGGAGAAGAAAAAGGGCGAGTATGGACGCCCCTGGGAGCAGATCGGAGAGACCGCGATCGCCAGCGCGGACTCGGACGACCTGCAGCTGCTCATGGTGAAGATCGCTCTTGCCGGTGAATTGCTGGGCGGCTACTGGAGCGCGAACAGGGACGACGAGCGTGCACTGAATCAGGTTGCGAAGCTCCTCAAGATCGACGCCAAGAAGATCGAAGCCAAGGCGACGGCCGAGCTGCAGAAGCCCAAAGGCCCGAAGCTCGTCAACGTCAGCGCGGATGGAAAGGCCTCGGCGAAGAAGAAAGCGAAGGCCGGGACATGCCGCGTCTGCGGATGCACCGACAACCGCGCCTGCAAGGGCGGCTGCAGCTGGGTCGACAAGACGCACACACTCTGCAGCACCTGCGCAGAGAAGAAGGATCCCGAGTACCTGGACATGCTGGACCAGGGCGGTGACAAGGATCTCGAGGAATGACCTTGCACGTTGCGGCGGGTCTACCCACCGGGAGCGAGCTCCTGAGTCACTGGCTCGGTCAGCTGGGCAAGGCGGAGCGCCTCATTCTCTCGCACCTGGCGCAGACCTATCCCGCCGCGGCATCGAAGGAGGAAATCGGTGCCGCCACTGGATACGAGCCGTCAGGTGGAGGATTCGCCAACGCGATTGGGAAGTTGAGGACCCTCGAGCTCATCACGGGCCGGGGTAACGAGCTGCGCGCCAGCGCCGAGCTCTTCGAGTAGGGAGGGGCATCATGTTCCTTGCAATCTGCATTGGAGTCGTCGTTCTGTTCGTTCTCTACAGCGGCTTTCGTTGGCTGCAACGGCGCGCATGGTATCGCCCCGTGATCGACGACATGGACGTCCGGGGGCAGGGATGAAAGCTCCTGTCTCTGAGGCCACCCGCGCGAAGTGGCGCAAGCAACGCGATTTTGTGCTCCGGTTCGGCCGCCGCTACTTGTCAGAGCGGGAGCGGGTGATCGTCACCGAGGTTGATCGCCAGCTCACCGCCAGGGAGGATCTGGCGTTCACTGATTCCACCGCCCTGGGCCGGATTCACGCCCAGATGCAGGAGCGTATCGGGTGATAATCATCGACGCCATCCTTCACCAGGTCCTGACGTGCAATCCCTACTTCCTTGCGCGCTGGTGCTTTTTCCTGGTGATGGCGGTCGGCATAGCGGCGAGCTTTCTCGGCCCGTATTTCTTCGAGCTGTTGGAGCATACCCCGGCCGCGAAGGCCCGCAGGAAGGCGGCAATTCCCTCCCAGACGCGCGCCCAGATCGATTCGCTGTCCCGCCGGCTCCTGGAGGCACACGACAGGGAGAAGGTGCTTCGCAAGGAAAATCACGAGCTGCGAAGGCTTGTGGCTGTCGAGACCAACTTCGGCCGCAACCACCGGGCCGACGTGCAGGCAACTATCGGGAGGAAGCCGTGAAAGCGCTGATCTGTACCTGTCCGAAAAAGGGCTGCGCGATCCACGACGCGCCGGTGAAGGCGAGGCGTTACCCGTGGCAAGTCGCGGAGGACGTGGCTGAGGAGATCAGCCGCGTCCTGCGCGACGGGTGCGAGAGAATCGAAATCGCCGGCTCACTGCGCCGTCGAAAGTCCGACGTGGGGGATATCGAGATCCTGTACATCCCAAAAATCATCGAGGCGAAGCGCGAGGGGTCGCTATTCGGAGAGACCGACCCCATGGACTGCGCGGCGCTCATCATCGAGGCCCTGGTGGAAACCGGCCGGCTCACACTCCGCCTGAATGTAAATACCTCACACACGTATGGCCCTCTGAACAAGCTCATGCTTCACGTGGCGAGCGGGATCCCCGTTGATCTGTTCGCGGCCACCCACGAGAACTGGTTCAACTACCTGGTCTGCCGCACAGGGCCCGCGGAGCTCAACACCAGGATCGCCAGCGCGGCGAAACGCATCGGCTGGAAATGGCACCCGTATTCCTTTGGTTTCACGGCTCTGGACAATGGCCAGGAGGCGCGGATGGAATCCGAAGAGGATGTCTTCAATTTCGTCGGCCTGCCCTACGCAGACCCGGAGGCTCGCGGGCGCGATCGAAACTTCGAGGGATCTGGGCAATGAAGGTACGCGACATCCCGATCGAGAAGATCTTCACCACGGGCAATGTCCGCTCCGAGGACGGCGAGCTCGGGGACCTCGTGCAGAGCCTCAGCAAGCGCCAGCTGCAGCCGGCCGGCGTCGTACAGCGCGGCGAACGCTACGAACTGCTCTGGGGGCACCGGCGTCTGAGAGCCGCCAAGATGCTCAACGAGCAGACGCTGGCGTGCCACATCCTGCAGAACGTCTCCGACGCCGAGATCCCGCTCATCAAGCTCGAGGAGAATATCCAGCGCAAGCAGCTCACCACCGAAGAAGTCGTCGCTGCAGCTGACGAGATCAAGAAGGCGCACCCGGGGATGGCCGACACTCAGATAGATCGAATACTTGGCAAGCAGCCTGGGTACCTCTCGAACATGCGTAGCACCGTCCGCGCCGCGCAGTACTTGGTGAAGGCAGGCATCAAGGGCAAAGTCGTCGAGTCCATGTCTGACGACGAGCTCCGCGGCATGCGCGCAGACCTGGAGGCGAAAGGGAAAGAGAAGCGCGGCCGCCTGCAGACCTTCCACCGCGGAGACAAGACGCCCGCCCGCGGGATCGAGATCCTGAGCCAGCGTGGGCCGAACGTGGTTGTCATCTGCTCAGGGCCGAACGTGAAGCAACGTGTCATCACGCACTTGAGAAATCTGCAGAAGATGATCGGCACATGAAGAAGCCCGTCGACACGAGCCTGAACAAGTACGTCCGCCTGGCTGAGCTGAGGCGCAAGCTCCAGGATCAGGAATACATGGACAAGGCAATCGACGGCGCCGCTGAGAAGCTAGCGCTGGAGATTTTGCCCCGGGTAAAGAAGTAACTGGGAGGAAATAAGCGTGGCGCGAAAAACGAGCAACAGCGCGGAGTACTTCTCCCACTATGTAAAGCACGGGCAGCTCCTCTTCATCCTGCAGAGCCGCTGGGGAAACGACGGCTATGCCTTCTGGTTCAAGCTCCTGGAGATCCTCACAGCTGCCGAAGGGCACTTCATCGACCTGAAGCTCGCGCCGAACGTAGAGTATTTCCGCGCGGTAATGGCCGTCGAAGACCCAATCCGCGTCGAAATCCTCGATATGCTGGCCAATTTGCGCCGGATTGACCAGGACCTGTACAAAGATCACAAGATCATCTGGTGCCAGGATCTTGTTGACGGGCTCGCTGAGCTCTACCGGAGAAGAAATCATCCTCCTCCGGAAAAACCTTGCATACCCCAAGGCAAAACAGACGCGAAAACGCCACTTGAATCTGCAATCCCCGTCGGAAATACCAGTGGAGGCGATGTTTCCGAAGCGGAAATCACCATAGGGAGTAAAGGGAGTAAAGGAAGGGAGGGACAGCCAAATCCCCCCCCTTCGGCTTCGCCACCTCCTGAAGACCAAATCCCGAAGAACGGCGATGCGTTGGCGGACCTGCGCAAGGTCAACCCAAGTCTCACACTATCGGCGTCCGAGTCCGACCGTCTTCACGAGCTGGGCTCGCGAGAACCGTGGCGCGTGATAGTCGCTGCCTACGGCATCCACCAGCACCTGAAGCCGGGCAAAGCGTTTCGTTGGTTTCTCGATGACTTCGCCCAGTACAGGGCAAAGATTCCGAAGCCGAGATCCCCGCCCGCCTCATCGACTCCAGTTGTCCGCACGCCTGATCAGGAGCGCGAGGTCATCCTCACGGCAGCGCGCTTCAACAAGGCGCATCGGACGCCCCTGACAGCTCTGCAGCAAGCCGCTGTGAAACACGCTGAAGGCGAGCCGCTGACTGATCACGAACGCGAGCTCTTAGGATTGCAGACGTCTGCAACGGATGCCTCATGAAGTTGCGAGTGACCTCGGAAAGCGAGACTGAGCTCTGCGCGCAAATCGAGCAATACCTCGAGCTGCGGCACATTCCGTTCATGCGCACGCACGGCGTGAAGGGCGGCAGGATCTATAAACCATTTCGCCCAGGCGCACCGGACTATGTTGGCTGCCTGCCGTGGAATGGGCGCATGTTTCAAGCTGAAATAAAAGACGCCGATGGGGTCGTCAGTGAGGAGCAAGAATCTATTCTGAGAGAGTTTCATAGAGCCGGCGCTCTGGTATTTGTGGCGCGTTCACTCGATGAGTTTCAAAAGGCAATAGAATCGGAGGAGAAAAGGAAATGACGCAGGAAGCTCAGCGAGAATACAACCGTCGATATCGCCAAAAGAATAGGGGGCGCATTGTTGAATTGAAACGAAAATATAGAGCGCTCCATTTAGAGCAAGCGCGAGAGTGGGCAAATAAATACGCTCATTCTCATCCCGATGAAATGAGAACTCGGCGCGCCGCGTTGGTCCCTTTGCGCCATAATCACAAAAATCCGAGATGGCAATCATTTGATGCACGAATGCAGGAGAACTGACACTACTAAATGATCTTTATTACTAAAGAAAGCCAAGGTACTGTGCGCACATTGAGGACGCGCGAGGGTACGCCTGTGGCGCTCGCCGCGTTCACACTGACGCCCCGAAAAAAAACTGTTACCCGGGGAGTGGAGTGAAGGCGCTCAGTATCCGCCAGCCCTGGGCGTGGATGATCGTCAATGGCTGGAAAGACATCGAGAACCGCGACTGGCCGACTCACTTCCGTGGGCGGTTCCTGGTGCACGCATCCAAGGGAATGGCCCGCGAAGAATACGACGACGCAGCCCAACTCGCGCTGCACATCATGCAGCAAAGAATCCCGGCGTTCGGAGAGATTGAGTGCGGAGGCATTATCGGCAGCGTCGAACTCGTCGTCTGCGTGACAGCATCGGACAGTCCTTGGTTCTTTGGGCGCTACGGCTTTGTGATGAGAGCGCCAGAGGTCCTCCCATTCCGACCATATCAGGGACAGCTAGGATTCTTCGAGGTGGCTCTGCCGGTCGCGGGGGCCTGAATTGCTTCTCTCACAGGCCGACTTCGCAAAGCTCGCCCAGGTCAACCGCGTCCAGATCACGAAGGGCTTGAAGGCCAAGAAACTCACGCGCGGCCGCGACGGCATGATGGCCACGACGGAGCGCAAGAACGCGGCCTACCTGGAGAAGCATGGCGTCGATGCCTCCAGCCTGAAGGACCGGCCGGAGGTCATGCTCAAGCGCGCCGAGGCCGACGTCCGGGTGAAGAACAGCCAGGCCGACTGGCGTGACATTCAGATTGCCGAACGGCGAAAGCAGCTCATCCCCCGGCTACTGGTTGCCAAGTGGTTCACCCAGCTCAACGCCGGGCTGAAGCCGACTTTCCTCGAGATGCCGAAGCGACTACTGCCGAAGGTCGCCGCCTTGGTGCGCGCGGGTAAGGACGCTGAGGCGCAAACCCTCTGGGAGACTGAGACTTGCGATGCCCTGGCGCGTGTCCTGAATGCGGCGGACGACGCCACGCGGGAGGCGCTGAAGAATGCGGACGGCTGACTATGCGGAAGGCGTCAAGGGGATGCTCGCCGATCGAGTGGCTATCGTGCAGCCGGTGATCAATCATGTGACCGTGAGTGACTGGGCGGAGAAGCATCGAACCCTTCCTCCTGACCTCTCCCCGCTGCCGGGTCCGTTCCGCTGGGACGTCGTGCCATACCTCCGGGAGATCGCCGATTGCTTTTCCGAGACCTCGCCCGTTCAGGAAGTGGCGGTCATGAAGGGCGCGCGCATCGGCTTCACTACCGCGGTGCTGGAAAACTGGATCGGCTATGTGATCGACGCCGCGCCAGGGCCTATGATGTTCATCTCGGGCGATGCGGACACCGCGAAGATCTCGGTGGAACTCAAGGTCGACCGCATGATCGAGAGCGCCGGCCTGCAGGGCAAGATCTTCGCGCAGACTGAGAAAAAGGCCAACAAGAAGAGCGGCGACACGAAGTCGAAAAAGGAGTTCCCCGGCGGCTTCCTGCTCCCGGTCGGCCCGAATGTGGCCGCCAAGCTTCGGGTGACGGGGATCCGCTACGGCGCGCTCGACGAGCTCGATGCCTACCCCGACCAGCTCGGCGCGCAAGACAAGACGAAGGGCAAGCGCCAGGCCGAAGGGGATCCGGTCTCTCTCTTCCGGAAGCGCACCGCCGACTGGGAGCGGCAGAGGAAGATCCTGTATGGCAGCACGCCAACGGTAAAACAGCGCTCGAAGATTGAGAAGCTATTCCTGGACGGAGACCAGCGGTATTTCAATGTCCCCTGCAAGTACTCCGACTGCGGCCACAAGCAGCGCCTCCGCTGGGAGCAGATGAAATACGAGAAAGATGAGACGGGGCACCTGGTCCTTGACAGCGTGCATTACGATTGCGAGAAATGCGGCCGGTCGTGGAAGAACGACGACAAGGCCTATTTTCTCCCGGCCGGAGAATGGATCCCGACCTCGAGGGCCCGCCGCCCGAACCTGCAGAGCTATCATATCAACAGCCTCTATTCCCCGATCGGGATGGCGACCTGGGAGACGATCTGCCAGGAATGGATCGATGCCCAGGGGAATCCGGACCAGCTGCGCGTTTTCTTCAATACAGTTCTCGGTGAGACCTGGGAGGAAAGAGGGGAGGCGCCCTTGAAAGAACCTATTCGCGATCGCGCGTTCACTGAGGCTTACCAGGTCGGCGGGGATCTGCCGCCCTATGCCCGGCCCCTGATCGTGACTGCTGGCGCCGATGTGCATCCCGATGCTATCTACCTCGAGTTCGTCGCCTGGGCGCGTGACAAGGAGTCCTGGAGCCTGGAATACCTGGTCATCCCAGCTGAGGATACCTCGAACCTATCCGATCCCTGCTGGCAGCAGCTCCAAAAGGCCTTTTTCACTCCCCACGGTACCCTCCCGACCATGATGGCCCTCGTCGATAGCGGCCACCAGACGACCACGGTCTACTCATTTTGCGAGAATTGCGGGGCGCCCAACAATCTCATGCCATCCAAGGGCGACAGCCTCCCGAGCTCCGAACGCGCCATTTTCACGATCTCCAAGAACGTCCCGGTCACAACCTGCCGGCTGATCCTTCTGAACACCGACAAGTTGAAGCAGGAGGTCTACGGCAACCTCCGAATCGGAACTCCGGATGGCAATCCTCCGAAGAGCGGGCTCCCCGGCTACTGCCATTTCCCGGCGGGCTATGATAAACACTACTACGACGGCCTGACCTCCGAGAGCCGCCACGACAAACCGACGCCGCGAGGAGGGCTTCGCAAGGTCTGGCAGGAGCATGGCGCGAACGAGCCGCTTGACTGCCGACAGTATGCGCTCGCGGCGCTGTATGTCTTTCACGATCTGTACTCCGAGGAACTGCGGGAGGAGCTGGAGCTCTACGACGAGAATGAGCAGCCGCGGAAGCTCACGTGGCATGAGCTCTGGTCGCTGCTGGAGCAAGCACAAAAGAAGCCTTGACGGATTCACCGTCCAGCGAGTAGAATGTCTACTCAGTGAATCAGGTGAGGGCGTAGTTGCGAGAGCGGTGGGGCAATCCCACCGCTCCGGGAGCCTCGCCAGTCTTCCACGCCGGCAAAAGCCCGGGAGACTGGAGCACCGACCGCGTTACCCCTTTCTCCAGTGAAATCGTAAAGGCTCGGGTCCGCAAGGGCTCGGGCCTTTTTGTCGTCCGGGGGCTGCATGGCTAACACTGTCAGCCGTCCCATTGCCGATATCCTCGCCGACTACACTGCCACCAGGAACGCCATCAACGCCATCCTCGGCGGTGCGCAGTCCGGGTCTATGACCAGCGGTGCGGGAGCGACCAGCTTCACGGCCGCCGACTATGGCAAGCTCTGCCAGCAGCGCGATAAGCTCTGGGACGAATATTCCGACGCCCTGGACGAGCAGAACTATGGCTCCTCCTACCTGAGCAACACGATCTTCCGGAGGCTCCATTGAGAGGCCTCCTACCCTCCATCCGGGAGTTCTTCCTCGGCCCCGAGACGGAGGCTGTCACCAACGCCATCCCCGACGAGCCTTCGACTCTGGAGAAGTACCAGGCGATCATCAATTCCCCTGACGTGCCCCCTGCGCAGAAGATGCGCCTCTCGGCCATTGCCATGCAGGGCTGGAACTACTCGGGCGGGATCGTTAACCAGTGGACGGGCGAGAAGTACTACGGGGCAATGGGCTATCCGCCCATCCTCCACCGAAATCCGACACTGGAACGCCGCCGCTCGCGCATCGCCTGGATGGAGAGCGTCGAGGCCCGCGAGCTTCTCCAGAGCCTGGTAGACAACGTCATAGGCCCGGGCCTGCGCCTGGAGTCCGCCCCAAAGTGGGAGATCATCCAGCCCAACCTTGAAATCGCCGACTCGGTTCTCGACCAGCAGCGGCGCAAGTGGACGCGCGAGACGGACATCCGCTTCCACCTCTATATGTCCAGCAAAGACGCCGACTGCACCGGGCGCAAGAGCGGCTACCAGCTGCAGCGCCTGTTCTTCCTGAACTTCCTCCGTGATGGTGAGGTCTTTGTCCTTTTCCGCTACTCCCCCGATGCCCGCCGGATCTCGCCCCTAACCGTCCAGTTCATCGGCCCCGACCAGATCGTCAATCCCCACGACTCCGCCATGCACACCGCGGCCGAGGCGCGCGGGAACCGCATCGTCGAGGGCATCGAGCTGGACGCGGACAACAACGAGGTCGCCTACTTCGTTTTCGATGACACCACCGGCACCAGCGAGCGGATCACCAGGTACGGCCCGAAGTCCAAGCGCCTGTTCATGGTGCATGCCCTGATCCAGGAGTCCATCGGCCAGGTCCGCGGCACCCCCGTCCTCTCCAGCGTCGTGCACGAGCTGCAGAAGATCACCGACATGAAGGTGGCCGAGCTCGAGGCCGGGGTGGTCAACGCCATGTATGCCACCTACGTCAAGCCCGGACCCAACAAGCGCGGGACCGATATCACCCGCGGCCTGGTCGTCCCTAATA